ATTTTATATTACTTTTGTAAAGTCATTATGACAAATCACTAAACACCACAACAAAATGAAAAAGAATTTTAACAATCAGACATTTGAATGGCTATTTGATGATATAAAATCAACAATGCCAAAGATTATTTTTGTAGGTATAATTTTAACATACCTTATCACAGCAGCACTAAATGTGTATTTTCTTCCCCTTCCTCTTTTACTATCTATCCCTGCCTCTCTCATGTTGCAGTTTGGCAGATTTGCCATTGTATTTATTGACTTCTTAAATCCAAGTGAAAAGAGATCACCTTATCCTGCCAAGGTTGCTGCAGGTGCCACAGTAGTAGCATTATTGGAATTGTATTTTTCTATTCAAGGACAGTCAACTGGTGCAGAGTTTTACGCTATGTTCTTTTTTATTGGCACAATTATCTGTTTTGGATACTTTTTGGAAATACAATTCATTGAGAAGGGCATAGAAGCGTATGGTATTGGCAGTAAAACACCAAGGAAGCGTAATTTACAAAAGAGGGATAAAGAGCCAGTACAGATGAATACAACAGTGCGCAGCGTTCAATTATCATTAGCTATCATGTTAGTGCTTGCAGTAACTACCGTAAATGGACAGAATAATCACTTTATGGCATATAATACTGTTGGCTTTGAAAAGATAGGAAATAAATTGTTAGAAAGAAGTTATTATAGTGTAGCAGATGGAAGTTATACTGTTGATACTATAACTTATGATATGCTATCCGGAATAAATTTGTGGGATGGTTATTCAAACACTACATCTGATAACTGTTTATTTTTGACTTTTGGAACATTGAATTTAGAATATTTGCCATTGATGGGCATTTGGAGACATGGTAATAAATATTATGAGTATCATGATTTACTTAAATTTGTAAGTAAATACGTTAAACGTAACTTTTTAAATAAAAGGATAAATTATGATGAAATATGTAGGCATAGATCCAGCAATGCGGCTAAACGGCTTGGCAGTGTGTGTTATTGATGATAAAAAAGTATATTTTGGAAGGTACAAGAATTTAGCTACTTGGATAATGGATAGCTTAACCTGGCAGAACGATTGTGCAATCTGTGTAGAAGATTCTTCCCTCCAAAATATTACCTTTCGCAAACACGCTAATGTAAAAGCAAGTAACAAGATTAGCCGAAATGTCGGCATGAATCAAGGAGCATCCAGGACTATCATTGACTTATTAGAATTAAATGGCCATAAAGTAAAAGGTATTTCACCGCAGCATAAAGGGAGCAAATGGACTATTGATTATTGTATGTCAGTTATTAAGGCAATGAAGATGGAAGTGCATGGAAATAAAAAACTATCACAAGATGAAATAGACGCTTTCCAAATAGCGTTAATTTCTAAAACCTATTACGAAAATGATGCAAGAGCAGGTTATAAAAAAGAAACTACACCGGTTGAACCTGGCATACATGGAGGAGACAATGAGACGAAAAATTAATTATTTTTACGTTGATTATTTAGCCACCAGGATAAGACAGGAAGAAACTAAACTAACACTTTTAAAAATAAACAGTCATGGGAATAACTAATTTTTTAAAATCAAATGAGATAAAACAAGGTCAATTATTGGTTGAAAAATATCCAAAGCCAATAAACAAAAATAACATTGTAAATACAAATAGTGCTTTGTTACAATTTTACTCTGGTAACGATGGAGCAGGAAGGAAATTTATAGAGTATATGAATCCGGAAAGGATGTTAGCGATATTGTTTATGATTATAAATAATTCAAGTGAAAAAGATGAAGTAAAAGCAAAAGCATCTACAATGTTTAAGGGAATATTAAAGGAATAGGTTAGTGGTGAGTAATAGTGTTTTGTTTGGCCGCAGGTGTATTATCCTGCGGCTTTTTTATTACCATTCCACACCTTCCTTTATGGCATATTCAAGGATACCTTTTGCGTGAGCCTTAGCCACTGCCTCTTGCCATTCCCTATCTATCATCAACACTGCATCGTTGTAATTAGTAAAGAAGCCATTCTCTGTTAACACAGCTGGCACCTTGGTTGCAGTAAGCATTTGGAATCTTGCCTCTCTGTCAAGGTCACCATCAGAGTAATCATGCCGATGTATCCAGCCTGGTGTAGCATTTCTTATTTCTTCGCCTATTAATGTGGCAAGGAGATCCGACTTTGTATTACCTGGTGAGGTAAACACTTCCCATCCTCTGGCAGTTGTTGACGCTGCGGCATTGCCGTGAATGGATACAAGGATAGTAGATTTGCCAAGTGTTGCATAGCTATTTACGAGCTGACATCGTTTGTTTAATGATGTGTCATTAATAGGCTCATAAACTGGCTTTACCTGGAAGCCATAGTCAAGGAGGAATTGCTCAAGGAAATTGGCAACGGAGCGATTAAATACTCCTTCAAAGAACCATCCATAAGCGTGAAATTTACCGTGATTGTGCTGGAAGCATTTGGAAGGATAGGTGACATATTTATCAGGCCCTATTCCTTTTCTTAATCCACCATGCCCAGCATCTACACATACTACAAATTCATTAGCTTTCATATTTTTATATTTTAAAGGGGAATAGAAATCAATCTACTCCCCTCGGCACTAAGGTAGCGATTCCTGCTGCGCCTATAACTTAAATCCGATAAGGGCAAAAGCTGCGGAGATCAAAGAAAATTTAGGAGGTAAATTTACTTCTATTTCTTTGCCAGCACACTCACGGCTTGTTTCTTTAATTTTGTTCCAAATAATTTGAGCAAGTTTAATGTATTCTCGCCATGTAAATTTAACCTTGTTATCAGTTAAAAGTACATTTACCTCCTGTGCTAATTCAGCAAAATTAAATGCATAACAACTAATGTCACCCAATGGTGATTTTTCTGTGTTGGCTGATTTTAAAACCTCTTTGAAATTTGTTTCCATGATTATTTGTTTTAACGACGAAAAAATCTAATTATTATTGTTCCAAGATTTACTCCTGTTATACGTTTAACATTCTCAGCAATACTAAATAATTCAGTACCTGCAATTATAGAACTTACCATATATACAATAGGTATAGGTATAGCAAAGGTCAACTGCGCACCGTGAAAAATAAGGATAGATGTAAAATATACGACTATCTTTTCCGTTGTCCTATATAGTCCTTTGCTTGTGATAGCCTTGCCTTCCTTCCTTGCTGCCTTTATTCCCGTGATTGTGTCAGCTATGACAACTGCGATTGTAAATAGCAAAAAATGTTTAATCGGAAAGAAAAAGGAAAAGATAAAGCCAGTTGTCAATGCCACGGCAAAGAAATCATAGCCTTGTTTTAGTAAGTTGAGGATGATTGTTTTCATATTACAAATTAATTACTACAACATAAAAACTTCCACTACTTGGATTTACCGAAGCAGAGGAATAATTATTAAATCTAATGGTTACTGTATTTGATGCACTAACCCAGGCAGAATATGATGTATTTGCAGATACTGCAGAATTTGGAACTCCTAACCATACAGGTTGACCTGCTACTGCACCTGTAACTGTAGCTGTAATATCACTTGATGATTGAGCACTTGTGTTTGGGAAATCAGTACCAACAGTAATTGTCCTAAACACATCAAGTGCAACAGTTCCGCTTGATGTTTTAATTCCATCCGAAACATTTACATTTAATGTTCCGGAACTTATAGACAAATTTCCCAATGCAACCTCACCAATCGCATTACTACTATTTACACCAAGTACATGGGTTAAACTTGATGTAGTTGCCATTGTTCCAATACTTGCTCCTCCTGTTAATGTGCTAAATCCTGTTGCGCTAAATGCTTGACTTGTTGCAAGATCACCGGTAAATGTTTTATTGCCTGCCATACTTTGCGTTCCAGTTGTCACTACACCGCTGGCAGTTGTCGAAGCATTGGCTATAGTAATAGATGGTGTGGTAGTTCCATTGGCAACTGATATAGGCAATGTTCCTGTTACATTTGTAACCGTTCCATTTCCATTACCTGTACCTGCTCCAATAGCCGTTCTAAAATCAGTAGCATTTAATGAGCTTACTGTATTATCAGCGTTGAATCGTGGAAATGTAACGGCAGAAGGATTAGTTAAAGTAAACATTGACTGTCCAATAGTTGTGCCTCCTAAATCACTCCTCATTCCATCAGCTGCTCTTTGGCTTACCGTGTTATCAGCATTGTAGCGAAGGAATGAAATAGCACCAATATCTGTCAATAGAAAAGTATTTGCACCTCTTACTGTTGCGCCAAGGTTTGTTCTTGCGTTTGCAGCTGTTGTTGCACCGGTACCACCGTTCGCAATAGCCAATGTGCCTGCTAATGTTATTGCTCCAGATGTTGTAGTTGAAGGTGTAAAACCAGTTGTGCCAGCAGAAAAGGTTGTAACTCCAGTTGATGATGTTAAATAGGTTGAATTATCATAAGTTATTGTTGTTCCTGATGCTTTTACAAAGCCTGTGCCGTTTAATTTTGCCTGATAAGTCGAAGCGGCTACACCACTACGCAAATAATTTGTAAGCATCGAAGCCGTATCACTTACTAAAAGTGCAGGAGTTGTATCTCGCCAAAGTCCCTCATCACTTTTATAATATAAAGAAGCCTTGTCAACTGGTGAAGAAATTTGCACATCGTGAAGCTCGTCGAGTTCCAAACCATTTCTTATTTTAACAAACACCTCTCCGCTTCCTGCATTTGTTTTAACACACACACCAATATAAACACCATGAATAGGTGCCTGTGGCTTGGTAGATGTCAATGCGCCTGCCGTTGTACCGGATAAATAAACAGCACTATCTTGCGTTAAAGATGATGTGTTTAAACCAGTAATTAAACCTTCTGTAATAACATAGCCACTTTGATTGTCCGCTATACTCTCAGCAACAATACCAAAAGTATTAGCCGATGTCGGATCACTTGTGGCAAGTGCTTTTGCAACTGTTATCCTGTTGCCCTGGCTACCAGATAAATAAACAACATCACCTTTATTAAGTGTTGCTCCAGTGCGATTATTTACACGTTGGTGTAATTGCTGACCTATTACATTAGTAACATTCCCTCCCTTCAATCCTTGTATAAGAGAGCCTTGTGTATCGTTATATTCCATTTCTCCTACTCCCACAGTGCCATCTTTTGCCGTGTTAAAGGTAATGGAATCAAATGGCATAGTCGCACCTTGAATAATGACTGTATCAGTGTTATTAAACTGCCAACCACCTTTTGATGCTATATAACTATACATAACATTGTTTACAGTATCAACCAACAAATAAGCCTTAATATCTTTGTTTGTGTAATTGCTTGGCTTTGTGACTGTGTCTGCGGCAGTGCCACGGTAAACTAATCCGTTGCCCGTTGTCTGCCATCCTAACCTTTGCTTATTGCCTGTAATAGGATAAGGAATAGAATCAATGGCAGCATAGGAAATACCTGCTACTAATACAAAGGCAATAGCAAGGCTTTGTCGTTTGTTGCCTACTTTGTTTATGACCTTTTTCCCGATGCCAAGAACAAGCTCACGGAACAAGACAAGGGCAATGTCTCCTATTGCTTTTAAAAACTTTCTTTCTTTCTTTGGCTTTATTTCTTCCATTAGTTTATGTTTATTGCAAAGACAATATAATTACTGCCATCGTAATGTGTGTTAGAATCAATTGTAATAGTTGCAGGTGCCGTTATTACATATTGACTTTCTATTAATTTCTGCCCGTTCTGATATACATGAACAGAGGCATTTAAATTAGTCACTGGCAGAGTGCCATTGTTCTGTGTCCAGGTTAAAACATTGGAGGAAGTAGCAAGAAATTCTTGATTAAATATTGATATGGCAGAACCTGTAACTGTCACATTGTTTATAGTCTCCGTGACATTATTATTTACCACTCCACCACTACCGGCATTGTTTGCCACCTGGTTAAAGTCACGAGGTTTCGATAATACTGTGCGTTCTGTATAGTTAGGCATCTAATTCTATTTTAAAGTAATCACCTTGCCAAATCTCTGTTTTTAAATCAAATGATCCTCTTTCAAAAACGTAATATCCGGATGAATATTCTATGACCTTATGAGGAAGGTATGGATTGTCAACTGATAGATTTTGGAATGGCATATCTACCATGCGGAGCTTTGGAGTAAGTTGACCGCGTATAACCTCATTTACTAATAACTGTGTAACATTATTAAAGCCAGATCCACTACTAACATCCCAACTGCTACTATTTTCATAACTACCAGATTCCAATACTTTTAATCCTCCATCTGTTGTTTTGCTTGGCCCATCACCAAGGTAAGTATCAAGGCTAAATACTGTGGAGGATTTATCGTCATTGTCAGAACCGTATTCAAGAATATCACTTTGTCCAGAGACTGCACCAGTAGGTAGAAATTCAAGGTAATTACTGCTTAATAAATAAGATATAGTAAAGTTTGATATTATACTTGTGCCTGCCTCATTGCGCATTGATTTCAATCTCATCTCCCAAACATATTCTGCACTTTCTGGAATATCTAAGGTATCAAATGTGATAGTTTTATAGGCAACAAAAGCAGCATCTGCCGTTATTGTTTCTGTGTTAAATTCGTATTCATAAAAGCTATTTTCCCACGTTGCAGGCTCTAACTGAAAGTTAAAACCATTAGTATAGGTTACACCTCTTTTTAAATACTTGTTTTCTTGTTTTACTTGTAAAGACTTTATTTTACCGGTAAAGCCTGGTGATGATACACTATCTAATTTTAATGTATCCGTATTAGTAGATGTAATTACATAATCGTAATCGCCACTTTCTGTTATCGTTTTAGTTACTCCTCCTAATCTTAACCTTAAACTACCAGCGTTATCAATTTCAACTTTAATTTTAACATAATACTTTCTACCAGAGGTAACTGTAAATGTCGTATAATATGCTTCTGATGCTATTAAAGTACCTTCAAGTATTTTGTTATCAATTAACCATCCGCTGCCTAATGTCCAGTTAGCTGATTCAAAACCTTGCAATGGAAAGCTATTAATTATAGATGCTACCTTAACTGCAAATACAAATTGAAACGGTTCAAAGTTAGCAGGATTTAAAGCCTGTGCATAAAAGCCAAGTATTCCTGTATATGACAAACGAGCATCAGCATTAGACGCATCCAATGTCGGAGTAATTGTAGTTATAGGTGTGCTGTTTGTAGCATAATTAAATTCTACACCTGCTAATAAGTTTTGTTTAGCAAAATGATTGTACCGTATAACTACATTTTTCAAAGCAGGATAATAAGTCCATTTACCACCGCTTAATCTCATTAAATCACTTCCATGTAGATTTGTTTGAATATTAGAAAGCGTTAAATCTGTGGTAAATGTGCCAGCCGATTGAACACCTAATGCACTATATTTAAAATACCTTTTTGTTCCAGGTGTTCTTGAATATTCGTTTACTTGTACAAACCAATATTGGTTGCCACTAAATAATAATCTTGCTCCAAATGTCTGACATATCTTTTTTAATACATCATAGCAACTTTGATATATATAATTATTCTTTGTGTCTTTGTGATAAAATGCTCTATGTTGAATTACTGTCAATAATGAATAGTCACTATTTGCACTATATGCTGTGGTATTTTCATGCCAGTTAAATATAGTATGTAACACTGGCAAACTATTTGCCACCAAGTTTTCTTGTACAAAATCCAGCTGATTAAGACAGTTTAAAATATGTTGCACAACTGTGTCCTGCCCGTTATAAGGCCCAACCGCACTTTTATAATCTAATGTCTTTAACCAACCTAATCCATCTATTGCAGATATTTGTGCCTGGTAACCTATTGACAATGGTATATCTTCAAACTCTACTAAGTCTGTAACTATATAACCATACCATTTAAATGATACAGTAGTATTATCATCCTCATACGCTGTCAGCTCCATTGTAAATCTTCCCTCAACTGCCAAGCCAATGTCAAGCAGTAAGGTCTGAAGATCATTATTATTTATAAGTAAAGACAATGAACAACGAGAGCCAATGATAGGTGTAAATCTTTCTTGTCCTTGCTGACTTTCACTGTCGTATTGCAACTGCAAACCAATGGTATCAAATGTTTTCACAGTACCGGAGAAAGCACTATCTTTTATAGATACAGTAATCTTTCTACTCTTTTCATTATATACTGTTGTCGAAAACCTTATTGCCATTATTGTATTCTATTTAGTCCCTTCTGTGACCTATTTAACAATATAATCAAATCATTTCCGCTTATCCTTGTTTCCAATGTACCACCTATTCCCATGTCTCCCATCATTGATTTTAACTTTGATAAAGGTGCAATAACTTCTGGATCAACACGGGCATTTCTGTTGTCTCCCACCGTTGCCATGGTTGGGCCATAGGCAAGACCTCCTTCGGCTAATTTAGGAGCGCCAATCTTCATTATTAAACTTTTACCTAAATTACCTGCTAATGCTGCTATTGCTGGTGCAATGGCTAACATAAAAGGTGTAGGAGGAAGACCTGCTAATGCTTTAGCTACAAACATTCTAATAAGATTACCTATTATTTCAGCAACACTTTTTTTAACTGCTTGTGCAAGTTCTTTCATGCTTTCAAAACCACCAGCCGCTAAATCAGCAAAAGTATTTATACCTTCTACTAATATAGCTTGCATAGGAGTTAACATATCTGCGGCAGATTTTACAGCAGGTGTAATTTTATTAAATGAATTAGCTACATCTTCATTTGTTTGTTTTAATCTTTCGTTAGCAGCTGATATACTTTCTAATTTATCTGGTAGCAAATCTAATGTAGGTAATAAATTTACAGTATCTATTGGAGTAGCTAATGCACCTTTAACTCCTGCACCTCCTCCAGTTCCTCCTCCTGTTGGTGCGCCACCATCACCAAATACTAATTCACCTGTACCTTCTGTTGCACCACCTCCTCCACCTTTGCCAGGTGCAGCCATGAATAGACTTTTAAATTTACCTTTAAGGCTATCAACTGTTTCTCCTATTGTTTTAAACTCCGCTGCAACTACTCTCTGTTCTTCTTGATATTTTGTCATGCCTGACAAATCAAACAAATCTAATCCTAATGCTTTTTGTAAATTATCTAATTTACCTAAAACAAAGGTTACTCCTTGCATTACGGAGTTCTTTATATTTATCCAAATATTTTTAAATCTATCACTAAATGCTTGCCAGTTATCATAAACATATAAGGCAATAGCACCCACCGCAGCAATGGCTAAAGTAACACCAAGTATAGCAGGGTTAGCAAGTATTTTTGCGAAGGCACCAGTTATTACCGTAGATAATTTTTTAACAGTATCCATTATTAGACGAGTAGTACCAATCAATGCTCCAAAAGTAGTAATCAATTTACCTACTATAAAGATTGCAGGCCCTAAAGCTGCAACAAGTAAACCAGCCTTTACAATAAATCCTTGTGTCTCCGGATTAAGTGACTTAAAACCATCTACTAATCTTTGCAATCCTGCGCTTAATGCTGCGGCAACTGCCTCTAAATTTAATGTTTCATTTATTGCTTTGCCTAATTCTGCTAATGATGCGCCTACGTTATCTTTTAAATTATCAAACGTATTAGCTAAGCCTCCATTGGCTCTTTCCAAATTACCTAAAGCACCAACAGACCTTTGTATAAATTCTTCACTACTTATTCCTAACTCTCTAATTCCTTCGGCAGTCACTACACCAAACTCCTCTTTCATTACTCTGGCAAACTCTGGCAGTCTTTCTTTTATTTGATTAAGATCTTCCTGTGTAACCTTGCCAACTGCGCTTATCTGTGACAGTGCTAATACTACTCCATCAAATTGTTCTGCACCACCTCCTGCCCTTGCTACGGCATTACCAAACTGTGTAATAGTTTCCCTTGCAGCATCGGCATTCATTCCTACACTTTGTAATGAGGCAGAGGCTTTAACAACTTCGGGAAGGGCAAGGCCTGGATTCTCGGCAACTTTGCGGAGCTTTTCCATTTCAACAGCCGCATCCTCGCTACTTCCCATAATTGCCATTAATCCATTCTGCAACTTTTCCATATCAGCAAAGGATTTCAGAGCAGCAGCACCAACACCAATGATAGGTAATGTCAATGACTGAGTTAAGGTAGAGCCAAGATTGGACATATTTTGTCCAAACTTTGTCATAGACTTTTCTACTTTACCTAACTCCTTGTCAAGGTTAGTAGTATCAATGCCAAGTTTTAAAAGTAGTTTACCTATTGCCATTATGCTTCTTTATCCCATTTGTCAAATATTGACTTGTCATTATTTGTCAAACTTCTGTTAGTTTCTTTTTTTATCGGATTCTCCCAGGGAAACTCAATCAAATCTTTTGGCTTTAAACTCTTACCTTTTGCTGTGTGAACATTTAAAAGTAAAGTTGTTTGCCATCTCATTCGTTCCCACTCTGTTTGCTCCTGTTGTTCAAAGTGATTGTTATAACCTTGCATAGCTATAACAACTTCTCTAAAACTCATTTCATAGTATTGCGAAGGAGGAAATCTTAAAACTCCGAAACAAAAGCGTTCGATGTATTCAAGAGTGAGTTCTCCCCCTTCGCCACTACGTTTTTTTGGCTCTCATCTTCTGGTGGTGAAATCTCATTTGAAATCATCTCCATGATCCGCGTTATACCACCCATGTCTGTGTCTACAAGGTCGCAGAAAGATTGCAAAGTGTAAGGGCATTTCTCCCCTTTTGCTTTGTAACCATGTTCAACACCGGTAAAGGCAAGTTCAAGGGCAAGTAAGAGATCTTCTCCTAAAAGGGAAAGGTCACTTAATTTAAGTTTCCTCTCCCTTAGAAATGTACCTAACACATACATACCAAATTTAATCGGTATGGAAGTGTTGGCTATTGTTATTGTTTTCATGTGTTAGGATTTAAAATTATGCTTTAACTGTCTTTGTAATTGCACCAGTCACCTCAAAGGATGCTGAATAGCTTGTATTTTCTTCCACACCTGCGTTCAAGTCTAATGATGTACAAATAGCACTCATTGTAAAGACATTGTCACCTTGCACATCTGTGGTAAACTTGATAGTCAATGCAGTACCAGATATTAAATCGGTAAAGAGATCATCAAATAGGTAGTTGGTAGAAGAATCGCCAGGCCCTGCGTACAATGCCTCGGTAGACAGTGTGCCGGATAATTGACCTTTCTTTACTTCCCTCCATCCTCCAGCTGCTGAATCCTTTGTCAAGATTTCACGCATAGCTGCGGAGATGTTCATTTGGCAAGAAGTTGCGTAACCGATAGCAGTGCTATCTTTGTATAAGCGCATCAACGTACCATTAATTATGCCAGTAGTCATGTTTATTTATTTTTTGGTTTATTAATTTTCTCTTCATCTGCCTCTTCATTAAAATATGAGTTAGGCACTGGAATAGGAATGTACATTGGAGCTGGCTCAACTTCCTGCTTTTGCGGCATTTCTTCAACGACAAAAGATTCATCAAGTAGTTCTGCAATTCCATCCTTTATCATTTGCTCACCATATTCCGATAGAAATACACCTACTTTACCTGGTGACTTACCATTCCATTCTTTCAAAAGTCTTAGTTTCATCTTTTCATTTTTGCCATAAAATCAATACTCATCCAATATACTGATAATTCTGCGTTAAAAACTTGTGAATCACTTGACATATATTTGATAGTTTGCACTTCAACACCTTCTACAATGCCTGTAAATCTGTCTAATCTATTCCTGATAAGATTAGCTAAGTCTTGTGTATCATCGTAACTTTGAGTATATATATCTATTTGTAGTGTAATTTCTTCCAGATTACTTTGTCCATCTTTAAAATCAACTGGTAAACTATTTGTAATAGTGTAAACAACAAAAGGATATTGCACATTCTGCGGAGTTATGTCAGGATATATCTTTGTACCAATATAAGCCGTTATACTTCCTTCAGTTGCTAATCTATTATAAATTAATTTACCTATCATAACTCCCAGAATTTACGAGGATATTGTTTAGCCATTTTAAGAGCCTCACCAGACATTTTATTTACTACTGCCATTTGACTTGCTCTTTCAGCTGCATTTTTAACTCTCTTTACCCATGCTTTAGTGTTACCGTAAACCATGTGAGCGTAAAAGCCATCTGATTTAGAATCACTACCTAATGTAACTCCTTTTCCTGCGTCTTTGTAAACTGGGCCGATAGCAGAGGTAAGGTATTTAAAGTTTTTAACATCGCTAACTATTTGTATAGATCGCTGCAAGTTACCTGGCATAATATTATACCTTAAACCTTTACCTTTTACATAAAATTTATGCGGCTTATTTGATTTAGGAACAAGATTTTTATAAGCAGCAAGGGCAATAGGCTCTGCTTGTTTTACTATTTCTTTTCTCTTTGTAATTGTAATCTGCTGCATAATGTTATCAAGTTCAATAACAGATTCTGCAAAATTAGAAATAGCTAAAGGCTGACCTTTTTTATTAGTCTTGCCTTCCAATCTTTTTAGCCTATTTAACTTTGCCTGTGATATAAACATGATACATTTGTTTTAAACTCCTGCCTATATTTCAAGGCAGGAATGTTTTTTAAGCAATAGTTAAAGTCAATGAACTTGCATTAAATTTAACTTCATCACCACTTGCAATAGTTTTAGCAGTAGTCAATGCACCATAGAATAATTTATCACCACCTGTTGATGATGTAAATACAGCAAAGTGCGTTGCAGAAGCCGTAGCTGTTGCAGATGAAGTAATGGTAATTGCTGAAGCATTGGTTATTGTACCAGCTCCACCTGTTCCCCTTGTCCATGAACCTGCACCACTTGCTACACTTACTCTTGAAAAAATTGCAGTGCCACCAGATGCGCCATCCGTAGGATCGCCATTAAATAACTGTACAAATGTTGCAGATGGAGCACCAGCAAATGTTGTTCCTGCTATCCATCCAGTTATTTGGTCTTCTAAATAATCACTAAAAGCTGCCATAATTTATCAGTTTAAATTGTTTAAAATTTGTTGCCTTAATTGGTTTACCTTGTCAATGCGCAAAACATCGTTAAGGTATTGCCTTCCCTCTTTGACAATGTTTTCTCTGTCAAATGTGTTATCTTTCATGATGCGTAACACATCATTAAATTTATCGTATTTCAATACACCAGGTATATTGTACTCTGGTATGCCAATAGGAGCTAACACTACTCCTCCTGCGGCTAACATCTCAATAGCAAATATATTGCTTTTAGCTAAGTTAAAGTCATTCTTGAGTAACGGAAATACACCGTAGTGACATTGACTGTTATTTAATAATTCAAAGTAGCTAAATAAATTATTTGTCCATTCCTTCACATAAACCTTTGGGAATAAATGTCCCATTAAAAAGTCCTGTATTCCAAGCATAGCTACATCAAAATCATCTGATGCTGCCATCGTGTTTATCTCATCCTTTATCGTTGCAATGTCATCCAGGTGATGCATACTTCCCCTCCATATAACTCTGACCTTATCCTCTATCTTTGGCACTGGCATGAAAGGCTGTAATATTGGATTCCACGCATTAGGAACAACAAGGCTTGGGCATTCGTGAAAGCCTTTGTAATAGTCCTGTAAGGCAGGAGTAGAATAGCTTACAAAGTTAGCCAGTGATAAACATTCCTCTACTGTCTTTTTCGATGCATCTGTGGACAATGCCTTGTGTGATGGATTAACTCGCTCTGTTCTGTGCAAGTTATCGTCATGGTCAATAATTATCTTCTTGCCCATGCGCTTACAGTCACGGAGCATATCAAGGTATAACTGCCCGTTTGGTGATTTAGCTATAATGACATCGCAACTAAATATATCATACCACTTTGTATTCTGTATGTCAAGGTACTTTATCTCGTGTTCAAGGTAACTATATGTGCCAACTGTCCGATAGAAGTCGGTAGCAGGAGCCTCAATGTTTGTAAAAATGCCAAGTTTCATTGTGTTAGGTTTAATTCAATCCAATTTATAATATCTTCATTCCATGTGTACCTTTTACCATCATTGGGATAAGGCACAGGGCTATCCCATAGGCATGACTCCTCGTTCAATGTCCACGAGGAAAAAGGCTTAGGGGGAATGAATGCGTCGCGAATGCTATCATAATAATAGCCAATTCCTGCATAGTTTTTTCTAAAAGCCTTGCTTTGGTCAATGGAAGGAGTGTTATTGTCCAATTGATAATGGATGCCACCTCTTGTGTTATATGACGTTCTTTTAACAACTTTGCCAACAACATTTCCATAAAATAATTCAGGTTCAAGACCTTCCAATAAAATATCTTCATCTATTCCTGGTCCACCAGAAATTACAATATTATTTTCATCTAACGTTACATAATGTGCCATAATAAATTTATTAATCTTGCCAACTAATATTAAGTGGTACACCTCCTGTACCTCTAAATTCATATACTTTATACTCTGTTGGTGTATAACTTGGTGCGTAAACTCCAGCTGATGTTATATTAGTATTTGTTGCCCCACTACTTCCAGGTGTAGCATACTGAATACCAATACTTAAAGTTAAATCAGGATAAGTGTTTGGATACCTAACAATAACAACGCCAGAACCTCCATTTCCACCATTACCAGTATTACTTCCACCACCTCCACCGCCACCAGAATTATCTGTACCAGATGAACCATTTCCTGATATAGCACCATTTCCACCTCCATCAAATCCTGAACCTGCACCAGTTTTTAAACTATGCGCACCACCACCACCACCACCACCTCTTGCAACTGAATCAATTGTTGATGTTAAACCATTACCTCCATTTCCAGCATATCCAGATATTGTATTACCTTTTATTCCAGCAGACGATGCACCTCCACCGCCACCAGCTAATAATGTACTTGGTGGTGTACTGCCATCACCGCCATTATTACCTTGTAACGGAGATGATGTTTTTGCGCCTCCTGCAGCTGATGTAGAACCATCATTTCCACCACCACCACCACCACCAGAACCACCAGTTGCTCCAGAACTATTAACACTAATAGTTGGAACACCTCCACCACCACCGCCTTTAGATATTATATTATCTAATTTTGAATCAATACCATTATCACCTCTTATTCCAGATAAATTACTACCATTTCCACCAGCACCAACTATTACTGAATAAGCTATATTTTTACTTAAATATAAAGTTGATTCACTACCTCCGCCACCAGTTGTACCAACGGATGTTCGATAACCTCCAGCACCACCACCGCCACCAAAATTACCAGTACCTCCTCCACCACCAGCAACTACAAGGTAATCAACTGTTACAGTAGGTGCCGCACTTGTCAACGTCGCACTCACCGTTGCCGCTGCGCTTACACTTGCCGCAACATTATTGACCGTAGTAAGCGTTGCGCCCGTGACATTTGCCTGACCAGTTACACTTGCCTCAATAGTTGCCGTTCTTGACAATGTTGCATCGCTACTTGTAGCCGTTGCCACCGCAGCTGCGACAAAGGTAACACCGATGCCAGCCTCCGCACTACTGTTTGCCGTTGCGGTTGCATTTGCACTTATTATCCTTGTGATAAAGGCATCTGCACTTGTTTGAGCCGTAGCATCAGCCGCAGCGTTAACCGTGTAACTTAGTTGAGCATCAGCCGATGTGTTAGCCGTTGCCGTTGCTGAAGCATTTACTGCCAATGTTAATTGAGCATCGGAAGATGTCTGAGCCGTAGCCGTAGCCGAAGCCTCAAGTACGCGCGTAAGTGTTGCAATGGCAGATGTGTCGGCAGCCGTAGAAGGGCTACTTGCTAATGTAGCAATTCTTAGTACATCTGCCGTAGCTGTGCCTGTTGCCGTAACACTTGCCTCAAATGTTACAAGACCTTGTTGTATAACATCAATGGAACTTGTAGCCGTAGCATTAGCAGTAACGCTTGATGCTAATACTTTAGTAAGTTGGACATCTGCTGTGCTTGTAGCCGCAGCCTGTACGCTTGATGCAATATTTTGTGTTATAGTAGCTGCTCCGCTAACATTAGCACTTGCTGCAATGCTACTATCAATAGATATAACTTTTGTAACATTTGCCGTAGATGTGCCATTGGCTACAACAGAGGAAGCCACTTCGACAAGTCCTTGTTGTGCTGTTACAATTTCACCGATGGCAGAGGCAATGGCATTTGCCTGTCCAATGACAGACATTATTAGTTTAAGGTTAGCAGATGTCGTACCAATGCCTGTAACAGAGGCAGCAACGTTTACACCGGTAAGGATGTAGGAATCGTAGAACACACCCTGGAAGGAAATAAACCTTCTATCGTGACTAACCTTTATATTTTTAACTTGATATAACTTATCTCCCCATACTACGCGAGATTCCTCGGTAATGGTGGATATATAACGTATGGTAAAATCACAGACATTCTTTGCCGTGTTTTTACCATCTATAATAGTCTCGTTTGATCCTGGTAACTTGCTTTCTGCAAATGCCCAGATAGTAGCCGTATCTGCCCAAGATTCAGAAGCAAAACCAGTTAAACTCCGTGACCGGTTAACATTCTGCAAGATAATCCTATCTCGCATTTTTCCAGTAACTTCATTTTTGTTATACTTCATTATAATACTTGAACGCGATATTGGTCTAATAAATATTCAGATGCTGTTGGTAATCTTTTGACATAATCTTGTCTGTTATCGTACGCATCTGTAACCATTAATAAAATGGCTTGTCTTATTTGTGCAGGTACACCGCTTGGCTCTGTGCCATAACCTGCTGTATAGGTAATGGTAACATCATTTATATTACCGTACAATGTCGGCCATGTTGATCCGTATGCTAATGCTAATCTTGCAGGCTTTATAAAATTATCTACCACATAATTAGCAGCTGCAAATGTTTGTGTAGTATTATCATTATCCTTATATTGAAATGATGAAACAGCAATAACAGGAGATACAGATAAATAAATCGTAGGATCAGAAAGCTTGTCTAACTTTTCTGTAATAGTCTGAGTAATTAATGCTTGATTAAGATAACTTTCAGCTGCTTGCCTTGCACTTTGAAGCAATGTAGATATAAGAGTATCTTCTGTTGAATCATCAACTTTAAGATAATCTTTTACTTCTTGTAGCGTAAATATTTCTGTTGCAGGTGCCGTTGTTACTTTCCAAGCCATGTCTATATTTTTAATAAGGGATGGATATTGCTACCCATCCCTGTACTATCCCCTATTATTTACAGATTCTTTAAGTGCTTTATTGCAGCAGTCTGTATCAACTTGCCATCAAATCTTGCATACATTAAAAAGCCTAACTCCATCTCATCCATAAAACGCTCACGCAATGGCACAAGCACATTGTTTGCCACCTGGCGGATTATGTACTTAGACCAATCTCCAAAATAAATAATCTTTGCATCAGCAGCCTGTGTTGATGGTAGATCATTGTTTACAAAAAATTGGTAACCTAACAATCTATCTGGTGTTCCTTCTCTAAGAGATGGCTGGAACAAAGTAGTATTATTAGTGTCCAAGTTCAACTTTCTAACTGCGCTCAAAATCTGATCGTGCATCATGAATGCAGCAGATGGTGAGTTACGGTAAGCAATGTCAACAGAGTGAACAAGCTCAACTAAGTTAGCAGCGGTAAAGGCACCGGTAGATGCAGATTCAACACCAGAAGGTGCAGCATCTTTAAATCCAGTTGGCTTTCCAGAACCATCACCAGTAGTAAATGCAGTGTTCAAGCCACGACCTAAACGCTCACCTAACATAATTGGTAATTCTGTGTTCAATAGACCAAACTCATCATTTGCCCATTCAACAGATACTTTTACAAGTGTGTTTAAAACGTGAGCAGAAAAAGTCTCTCTTGTAAATGACATATCCTGAACAGTCACGGCTCCGCCTTCAGTGTGCCATGTTCCAGCAGTAGCTGTATCATTAACCTTTGGCCAGTACAAAGTACCTGCCTGTGGAGTAGTGATTATACGGCTAACATTAAGCATCGGGCCGTAGTATGCCATTGTTTTCTCTAATTCATTAGAGAATTGGTAAGGAATCACATAACCACCTGCAAGACCAGTTTCCGCAGTTGTAATCGTAGCAGTGCCACGCATCTCTCTAAGCATTGATTGCTCGTTGCTTGTCAAGTCACGCTTTGCAAGTGCTTTCATGAATGCTGTGTGATACTCTGGTGATTTTACAATCTCCCTGGCATCTCTTGGCATTGCAGCAATAGTCTGCTCTACTGGATTAATACCTCTTTCCTCAGAGTTAATTTCACTCCATCTTTCAAGACGAGAAATCTGCTCTGTATAATTTTTAAAGTTAGCATCTGCGGCATCCCATTGTGCCAATTCCTCGGCATTCATTAGACGACCTTCGTTAGCTGCTCTCTTCTGCAAGTCTTCCATTATAGCATAATCGGAAGCCCGCTTTTCTCTTAACAACTTAGAGTTCATTATTTTGTTTTTAAATTTAATAAATGCAGGGCATTCCTGCGTAGCTCGTTCTGTATATTAATTTCTGACCTAACAGATATATCAATCACCTTTTGTAAATCTTCATCTATCTCCTTAGTAGCCTCATAACTTCTTTTAGCTACCATTGTATCTGGATTAGCTGGATAGGTTACAGGAGAAACATCATACACTTTCTTTATTGACCGTATAACTCTTTTAGGTTTCATGCCCGATCTCTCTTGCCAGTCTTCTTTTTCAACAGTAAAAGCAAAACTACTTTGATACACATCACCACGTTTAACCATCTCCAAGAGATCATTACCTAATGTTGTGTTTGGTGCCTCAAATTCGTACTCCATTGAATTACCAGTAACATTTAATTTTAAGGTGCCAGATGATGTCCTGGCAAGTACCATGTTTTGGTCATGGTTAAATAAAGCAACAACATCTTTCATGTCAGCTTCATTTAATGACTCTGGTGCCATCTCCTCATCGTACCAACCCATGTCATAGGCAGAATTAAACACTGTGGCAGTGCCAAAGATGGTACGGCTTTCCGGTTTAGCTCTTAATTCGAAATTTATACTTCTTTTTTCCATATTATTTTCTTTAGACCTTTCGTCCATTATTTTCTTTGCTCTACTTTCTGCCCAAGGTAACATACTACTTCCTCCCCAGGCATCGTACATAATGCTTCCACATATCTCATTCTCGTTCTCGTCAAAATATTTGCCTTGGTCATATACTTTGGCTCTGCTTAAAAAACTATATGTTCTAATAACCTCATCGTCACTTAATGCCTCTCTGTTAGCTAACTGCCTTGCTCTTGTCCAGCCAACAGATGTACCACAAGAAGAACCATTGTCTTCCTTGTGTTTCCTTGCTTTCTTTGCAGCGTTAGTCGCTGCCTGGGGATAATCACTGTGCGCCATTATCTTCGTTTATATCTAACTCATCCTCTTCTTGCTCATGTGCAATACCTTCAGAGGATGGCTCTATTTTAATATTAGATGCTAATGGTAACTCATAGCTATCACCACCTTCATAGGGATTCATGTTTTCTTTTATCCTAATCTCATTAGGTGACATTGCCAGTACATTACGCATCGTAGTGTAGTAGGAAGACCTTGCTGCTATATCGCCACGAAGTAATCCATCAAGATTAAAACGAGTAGTATACTTGTCCTTTTCTGCCTCAAAAAATATCTTCTTATTAAATTCTGCCTCTATGGTTTCGCACAAAGGCATGATAGTATAATTGACAAACATTTGGCTTAATTGTTCCATATTGCCAAAAGTAGCTTTGTCCATATCTTCTAAAAGAACACCAGGAACACCTGTTATTCTTGCTATATCTGATATAGTAGCTTTCTTTGTTTCATTAAATGCTGCATCGGATGGATTAAGACCTACTTTTTGGAAATCCATACCTTCCTCTAAAATAGCAGTACCTCCTGCATTTTGACTTCCACCAAAAGCACGGTTAAAGCTACCTTTTAATCTGTCGTATGCCTCATTAGTTAATCTTCCTGGATGCTTTAGCACACCATTGAGATGCGCACCATTTTTATAAAAATTAGCACCGTAGTTTCTGTTTGCTAAAGCTAACCCAAAATTGTCACGGTGAACGTCTGGCACTAACAACGCCTTAACGCCATCCCATGCAAGATTAGGTATATAGATGATATTCTCACCTTTATATGTCTTATTATTCTCTTTGTTTTTAAAAACAAGTTCATTCCGGCTATTATATCCTATCTCCATTTTAGTAGGATTAAGAATAGTCAGGCTGTTTATTCTTGTAGTTATGCTATTCCTGTTAATGGCTGCGTAAAATGCACCATGCGCCAGGTAATGCAAAACCATTGTCTTATAAAAAGTGTGGGAAGTATATAAGTCAGATGGCTCTCTTGATACTACTTTATAGTTAGGATGATCCTTCGCAATTCTTATTCCTCCGTTCTCTTGTTTCTCAATAATATCAAAAGGAATAGAAGCTACTACACCACCAAGTATTTGTGTAGCACGGTAAAAAGCAGGAAGACCTATGATTGCATATTCATCTACTGCCACACCAGCAGCACTGCCACGCTGAAACAATGCACCTAAAGTGTCACCGTTTATAGGTGTAGATGGATTTTCTATCGAACCTCGCTTCGTAGAAAAAAAAGACCGCATGGTATCAAGTATTGCCATGCGGTAAAAATAAACAAAATCAGTATGAAATCAACAACTTACAGTAACACGTTAAACAAACCTAATGTCCATATATGTTTTCTTTGCCTTTCGAAAAGAATTATAGCTGCTATATTTCTCATCAAGACCTAACTCACCTCTTTCCTCCTCAAGTTTCTGCCAAGCATCCTCATGCCTGGGATAATCGCTCACAAGTTCGTAAAATCTATGAAAATAGCCACTTGTACAATTAATTTGCCTGACTTGCTCGGCATACTCATTTTTTTTCATTAATATCTCCATAATTGACATTTTTAGCTTTTCAATTAGGTACATTACAACATTAATAATCCTTGCTCTCTTTCTCCGGATGTGTAGATGGTTGGTCTATCTTCAACCATGATTTGTGCATAAGCCATTACCATTGCTACCGGCCCATCTACCTTCTCTGTTGACTTAGCTTTATCTATCTTTATATTTCCAGCCGGATCAAACCTCAACATCACGTTTGTCATCATCCATTCCATTACTGGATTACCATCATGAGTAATCTCATTTGATAAAAACATCTTCTCTATCTCTTTTGTTGGAGCAGACATTGAAATAAAACCTTGCCCAAATGGTTTCATATTTGCACCATCATTTGTGAGCTGTATAACCAACTGTGATGCATTCCATCTATCAAAGGCTATACATTCTATTTTATACTTTACTGTTAACTCAATTACTTTAGCTTTTATAAAGTCGTAATCTGTAACATTACCTTCTGTCATTATTATATCTTCATCTTGCGCCCATTGTACATAAGGCACTCCATCAGATAGCGATCTCTCCCTTACGTTATCCTCTGGGCAAAAGAAATAGGATTTGATATGTGGCTTATCAAGTCCTTGTTGCACAGGAAAACAAAGCACTAAGGCCGCAATGTCACGAGTGGAGGCAAGGTCTAACCCTGCAAAGCATTTTTTGTTATACAGAATATCATCATCTACTTTTAACCTTGTTTGCTCAATATAACTGTTAGATATCCAAACACTGGAAGTAGTTGTCCATACATTTAGATTCTTTGTCATAAATTGTATCTGCTTAGCTGCTCCTTCGTTCAATGCCTTTTGATACTGATCATCCATGTAACTAATATACGGAGTAACTCCCAGGTTAGGATTGCTTTTAGTCCAATTCTTTTTATCCTGCCAGTCATCACCTTCATCAAGGCAAAATAGCAAAGGAAAAACGCTATTATCTACTTTCCTATTTTCTAATATGTCAACCATTACCTTGCGAAATTGGTAACAAGGTGATTCACGGTTAAACCCAGCCGTAGTGGTAATAAGAAGTAAAGGCTGTGATCTCGAACCCATACCTGTCTCCATTACCTCTAATACATCACTTGTTTTATGCGAATGGTATTCGTCGATACCTGCATAATGTGGATTCAAGCCATCCAGTGTATCTGCCTCTGATGCAACTGCCTCAAATTTAGAATTAGTAGATGGTACATTGCAATTATACTTTAATACATTGACTAACTTATTAAATGTCCTTGAATCTGCCTTTAGTGATTTAAGCATCACCTTTGCCGTATCAAATGCTATCCTTGCCTGATCACGAGTAGTTGCAGCTGTGTAGACCTCCGCTCCAGTTTCAGCATCGCATAAAAAACAATATACAGCAATCGCAGCAGCTAATTCTGTCTTGCCGTTTTTTCTTGCTATTTCAAGGTATGCCTTTCTAAATCTTCTACCACCTTCTTTTCTCTGCCACCCAAACAGTACCTTTATAAAAAACTCCTGGAAAGGCTGGATGTTAAACCTTTGACCAGCAAATTCGCCCTTTGTATGCCTTAAAGCAGAGATAAAGCCAAAAGCCCTGTTGGCGTGAGCTTCGGAATAAATGTATTCCCATTTCTTATTCTTTAAATCATTCAAATGTCGTTCAACTGCCAACCTTGCATAGTTGCCTAATAATAACTTCCCACTAACAACATCCTCAATAAATTTCATTATATAAGTTCTAATTTAAGTTGTGCAATGTGTGCCTTGTATCGTTTTTCCTGTGCCTCGAAATATTCGGTATCCAATTCAAAAGCCGTAAAATCAAATCCCATTTCATAGGCTGCAATACGACTGCTTCCACTCCCCAAATGCGTATCAAGTATTTTATCGCCTTGCTTTGCGTAGTTGCTTAAAAGCCATTTGTAAAGGGCAATGGGCTTTTGTGTAGGGTGAATGTTTGCAAATGATTTTTCGATTTCTTTTAATTTAGGAGCAAATCCACTTTCATTTCCCCTTGCATATTGAAATATTCTTGCGCTTAAAGAAAAGGATGTCCAAGCTAATTCACAATCAGCCTGGTTTATTCTTTGTACTTTATCCCATATTAAAAAACATCTTGTTGGTTTTAAATCAAAATAATTACCTCCCCAGATAATTTGATTTTTTGACACCCTAAACAACTCTATAAAATATTCAAAAGGAGGTGTATATAAATCCCATTCACTTGATTTTCTTTCTTTCCATCCATGTTCTTTTTTCTTTTTTCCAACTACATCTGAATAACCAATCCCATAAGGAGGGTCAACAATCGCCAAATCAAAGTATTTGTCAGGATAACGCGCCATGCCTTCCATGCAATCCTCGTTTGTAACCTCGCTTATGAATTTATTCATTTATCTTTTTTACTTTTTACCGTTAAGCCAAAAATACTGTTTAGTAAAACGGCAAATGCCATCAAGCCCCATGCCTCGACATAGTCAATGTATGGTAAATTAAAAATATTTGGTATCAGCCAATTCCACATGAAGTACACCGGCACGGAGATAAGTGCCAGGGCAACGGCAGAGGCAAGGATGGAGATGGCAATGTCTTTAATTTCTTCCATTTTTAGTTCATTTTAAGAAGTTTAGCAATTTCATCCTCTTCATCTCCACTACCATCCTGGAAATACTCTAAAGTTAACCGTGACTTCGGATCTAAGCCTAAAGTCTTGCTTAATTCAAGAAATAGTTCAAATCCTTGCTTAAATGCAGTCCATTCGGCACTTACCTGCCTTGCACCGTTAGGATGAACCATAACTGCACCATCTTTGCTCAATATCTCGGCATTATGCAATAAATGACCTATTGCTCGTGCTGCTATTGAAAGGTAAATCTCATCAACTTGCTTTCCAGCCTTGTGAAGGTGAAGGTGTTCACGGATTCTGTTGTAGATTCTTTGCTCACCTGCGTCAAGGTTAAACATAGGCTCACCGATTTCACCGGGAGTAAATGTCTTAACTCTGGATTTCTCCAGGGTGCCTTGGAGTAGTTTTGTTTTTATGCTTTTTTGTGCCATGTTATACTTTATAAAATTTTTTATTAACCCCCCTTTTGAGCCTGCGTTAGTGCGAGATAAGTTTGACGCAACGATTATTCTGCATTTGCCTATGTTTTCGCTCCTCCCCCGTCTCTTTCGCCTCCTCCCTCGACCTCGACCCTCTTCCTCACCTTGTCCGCTAACCATGCCACTACCTGTGCCTTGTTGGCAGGTACATACTTGCCATCTGCGTCTATGTGCAAGGTAACTGGTGCTATGCTTGTCTTCTCATTGATTGACTTCGTATCATGACAAGACTTACACAGTGCTAATAGATTGTTTAGATTATACATTGAACCATTGCGCGTGATAGGTATCATGTGATCTACGCATCCCTTGTAATCTCCTGTTGTTATGTCAGTCATAATACCTAACACTATACAGCATTCACATAAAGGATTAGCACGACGATAAGCCTTACTCATCTTATGCCATGCGTTGTTATAACTGCCTTGTTCACCGCTTGGTGTGCGCTGCATCTTAGCTTTGTATATGGTACTCCCTATTCCTTTGCTTATGTATGGCATCTATATCCCTTTTAATATCTCCCATCGCTTCTTGTTTAGTAAGTCTATGTGTAACACCTCCTTAACATAGTTTCTTCCTGCCTTAACGTATGCTGCCTTCTCAATGTTGCCATTAATTATATCAGTAACTAATTCTAAAAACTGTGTAGGATTATTATAAGCTATAACACCAGGTATATCAAACTCTGGAAAGTATCTATCAGCTAATACTGGCATACCATTAGCAATACACTCTATAGCAAATATATTACTTTTAGATAAGTTAAAATCATTGCGCACTAATGGATAGAATCCAAAGTCACCTTCTATACGCTGCATAAATGTAAAATACACAAACATAGAAGACCAATCAACATTAATAGCCTTCTTGCTTAAATCATACATCATAAACTTATTTAGGCCAAAGAAAGTAACTTCCGTTTCCATTTCTATCATCTGATTTATTTCTGGCTTTATCGTGTGTAAATCTGCAAAATGTGTTGATCCTCCACGCCATACAAACCTTGTAGGCTTATGCTGTTCTTTTACTTCAAACATTGGTAAGTCAGTAGGATTCCAGCCATTAGGTATGACAAACATAGGTATCTTTCCCTGACACATCGGATAATACAAGTCATATAGCTTTTTTGTAGATACTATGACAGCATCAGCAAAAAGAAAAGTATCTTGTATTTGTTTCTGTACCTGTGGATTAGCAAAGTAATGATTAGCCGGATTATCCTCTGGTACCTCCAATAAATGATCGTCAAAATCAATAATAACCTTCTTTCCCATCCTTTTCGCATCTGCCATTATTCCCAATGATGCTGTTGAATTAGGCCTTTGGATTAATACAATGTCAGTATTGTAAATGTCATGCCACTGCGCTCTTTCCTGTTGACAAATAACATGTTCAAATTTCTTTTGAAGTGCTAACCTTGTAAATGGGCCAAGGGAACGATAATAATCAGTAGCTTGACTTTTAGATGATGTGAATGTAGTTAACTTCATTTCTTGTAGCTGTCTAAAACGTGTTCAATCGTTTTTTCAAGTGATACTCTTTTCCTTGTTTTGTAAGAAATATCAATTTGAATCTTTAGTAGCTTTTCGTGAATATCATCACTAAGTAAAACACCTTTCTTTTTAGCCAACATAATTTTTTCCATATTTATTATTTTTTATGTTGCAAATATATAATAAATATATAACTTTGCAAAAAATAAATTTTTATGATAAAATTAATCGTTTCGGGAAGAGTAGGACAAGACGCAGAATTAAAAAGCGTTGGTGACACTACTGTATGTTCATTTAGTGTTGCTCACACTGAGAAAGTTTACGGCCCTAATCCATCAGAGAAAACAATCTGGGTAGGTTGTAATATTTGGGGAGAAAGAGGAGAAAAACTAAAGCCATTCATTACCAAAGGCACTTACATAGTAGTTGAAGGTAGTGGTGGAGTAAATGCTTATTTACAAAAGAATGGAGAGCCAGCTGCTGTTATTAATTGCCGAGTGACTTCCCTTGAGTTTGGTGGAAAGCCTACCGCAGAACCTACACCACTTACCACCATGCCTCCAGTTGGCAAGGTTGACATGGATGGTGATTTACCATTTTAATAATTTTAAACAAATCAGTATGAAAAAAAACACTTTTGAATGGGAAATAATAACTCCTATCACACCAACCAAAACAAAAATTAAAGGCTATCTGTTTTTATTTATGATTGTTTCCTCCGTTTTCATATCCCTTGTTGGACAAGGCTACAAAGCTACCAAGGTATCAGCTCCAAACCCTGCAAAGGAATATCCGCAAGATAATTGGCAAACAATAGATATGAATAATCTACCAGGTAAGCAGATAAAGAATATGGATACAGAGGAGTTAAGATTATTTTTACAGGAACAAGGCTTTAGAAGATTACAAAATAAAAGTCTGGTGGAGTTAAGACGTATATGGTTAGGATTTATGTATGAAGATTTTTTTTACACGATGCACAAGAAAACAGATCTTCCTATCTCTGTTATCTATGCCTTCTTTATCATTGAGGCTACCAATGCCGGCATAGAAAGTAAGTTAATGGCAAAGGCACTTAATCCTGGTGGAATAAAATACAGAGGCACAGGTAAGAAGATTAACGCAATGGATGATTGCTATAAGAATGGTAAGAAGATACCTTGCGCCTTCCAAGCTTTCTCCTCATACAATGCCATGGTGGAAGGATGGGCAGATGTTTTAAACTTACCGAGATATAAGAATTGCAAGAGATTTGTGTTTAGTAAGTACAACAGAGGCATGAGTCCAAAGGAAATAGTAGATGCTACTTGTAAATGTTTTTATAAGTCTGGCTATCACACAAGTAATCTTTGGAAAGTAAGGTCTAATTTATCAACAGAATACTGGACAGTTAAAGCCAGTTTTCCCGAAATGGAATATTAAAATGATTAAGATAACAAAATTGACACCTGTTGAATGGCTTGAAATGGATTTTAAAGAATGCTATGATTGGGATCAAAGCGTAGAAAATACTTTTAATAAAGCTAAACAGTTTGAATTTGATATTATGGATGAATTTGGTAAATTTATTTACGACAAAAAATTTATTTTTAATAATGAAAATAATTGCTGGGAAAGTGTATGTCATAATTGGAAATATAATACACTAAGCGGTTTATATAAATATTTTTTAAGAGAAAGAAACAAATACAATGATTGATAACAAATTCTTTTTTGACAAATCAGTAGAACTTGGTTTTACAACGCGTGACTATGAATCACTTGTTAACTTGCATACCAACGGTGCAAGGACATTGCAGATAATGGGCTGTACATCTGTGTTTGAGTTTGGTAGTGGATTAGGTTTCTTTTTATCTGCCTGTCAAAGGATAGGTTTATATAATCATGTTGGCTATGATATTAATCCCTATGAAAGAGACTTTGCTATAAGTAAAGGAATTGAGCCATCAAAATATACTTTAGCAAAAGATAAGTTTAAATTATCTGGCAAATATGATGCTATTTATTCTACTGAAGTCTTTGAACATATGACAGATGCAGAGTTAAATAAAGTTATGCCTATCCTTTACAAAGCCTGTAACAAATATTTTTATTTTACATCTACTCCTTTTACCTCTACTATCCCACAATGGGACATTGAATGGGGACACATTAACATTAAGCAAAAAGACGGTTGGATAGCATTGTTTAAAAAGCATGGCTTTGACTATTTACAAGATGCTACCGATGTATGTTCCTGGGGATTGTTATTTGTTAAAAATGATAATCATGGTAAAAGGAAGTAAGAAAAAAGTAAAGAGGTTTACAGAGGAAGAGTTAGAGATAATTAGAAAGCTATATCCAAACACTCCCAACAAAGTCATTGCTACATGGATGCCACACTCTGCTACTTCCATCTCCGCCAAAGCCTATAAAATGGGATTAAAGAAAGATAAAAAGTATATTAAAATGAATTGCTCAAAAATAGCCTTGGAACAATGGCAGAATGTAGAGACAAGCGAAAGAGCAAGGCGCACCTGCTTTTATAAAGGGCATAATCCATGGAACAAAGGAATAAAATTGTCTCCCGAACACAGAGCAAAATTGGTAGGCACATTTGTAAAAGGTAATAAGCCTCACAATCAAAAGCCAATAGGTACATTGAGATGCAATTATGGATACAATGAGATTAAATACACTAATCACAAATGGATGGCTGTTTCCCGTTACAACTGGGAACAAGTGCATGGGCCAGTGCCCAAAGGCATGGTAGTATTTAAAATAGATGGTGATAAATTAAATGATGACATCAATAACCTCTGCCTTGTCTCCAGGAAGGACTTGGCTGTGTTGAATCGTAACCATGCTAAATTGCCACAGGAATTAAAAGAAGTGCAAATATTGGTTAACCAGATTAAAGACAAAATAAAATGAAAAACATTAAAATTGACACAGAAAAAGTTATTGATAGCACTCCAATAACGAGACATGAAACAGCCCTTGAATATTTAAAACAAATTAATAAAAATGACTCATGGCATCCATTTGTATTTGATATAGCTGAATTAAAACAACTTGATGTCATAGATGATTTTTCTAAATGGCTGATTCACAATGAATGGAAATTAAATTACACAACTGGCAATTGGATGAATTTAGATAATTTATATGAACATTCAATGCCAAAACTTTACCATAAATTTTTAAACCAAATCAAGATAAAAACAAAATGAAAAACAAAATCAGCGACCTCCGCAACCACCTCTTCGTTGTTCTTGAAGAACTAAGCGACCCCGACTCCCACTACGACCTTGAAAAAGCAAAGGTCATTGCCAATGTTGCCCAGACTATTATTAACTCTGCCTCTGTGGAGAATCAGTATTTAAAGATAGTCGGAGGAAGCCAGGGCAGTGGATTTATAGAAGAGGGGAGGATGGAAAATATTAAAAGTATTGGTGAAAAGAATTAAAAATAGTTTATCTTTGTTCTATCCTTTGGACGGAGTGATAGCTATCCAAAGGAACATGAAACAAATCTTTGTTTCACCCTAAGCCAAGTAGTCTATCACCTGCTTGGCTTTTTTTATGTCCTTATGAAAAGGAGTTATTCTAATTCTGAAAAATCATTATTATACAGACTTGCTAAAGGCAAATGTCAGTTGTGTAAATGCGACCTTCCAAGGTATTGGCACGCTGACCATGTTATACCATTTAGCAAAGGAGGAATAACTGCTTTAAGTAATGCCCAGGCATTATGTCCAGCTTGTAACTTAAAAAAATCTAATAAAATGTTTCAATTTACACCAAGGCAATGGCAAATAGAAGCCAGTAAAAAATTCTATGAGGAAATTAAATTTAATAATGTTTTTTTACTACACGCTGGTGTTGGTTCTGGTAAAACATTATGGACTTGTTCAATATTAAAACATTATGTGGATAATGGATTTGATTTAGTTATTTTTAGTCCAAAGGATGCAATTAAAATTGATTGGACTAATGAATGTAGAAAGTTCAATAT